ATGCTGACATTACAACTACTATTACTGACGGAACAGCAACACTGTTCAATGATAATACATTCTTCGGTTTAACATCTGGAACTAGACCAACTCAAGGTTTATTAATTGGTGGATCTGTAAGAAATATTGAAATTGGTAATGTAACAACTGACTCACAAAATATCAAGATCGGTAATACAAGTAATGACAGTGAAATTACTATTGGTGATAGTATTGATGGATCTAATGCCAATAAGTCTAAGTTAACTCTTGGTGGTGCATTTGCAAGCACTGAGTCTGACTCATTCGTACAAATTGATACTAAAGCACTTAAGATTGCTGGTGATACAATTCTTGGTACTAGAAGAGGACTTAATGATACTACTAAGTTTGAGTCTCCATCTGGAACTGTTCAGTTCTTATCTGGTAACAGTGCAACAAGTATAATTGATTTTGGTACTAATGCTGCTACTTTAACGATTGCAGGTCAGGGTGGTACAACAACAATTAGAAACAACCTAAGAGTTAATGCTACAACCAGATTTGATGCTGACGTAACATTATGTGGTGGTTTTGCTTCTTACTCATTCGTAGGATTTAGAGCTCAAGCTGGTTCTGGTATACAAACTCATACAAGTGGTGTTCTTGGCAACAATCAATACAATAATAATGTTGATCTAATTTCTGTTGCTGCGTTTGCATCTACCACACCAACTGGTGAGTACAACCAGATTGACACATCAGGTTCTGGTGACTGGGGTGGAACTGCATTCCAACAAACACCAGCTGGTCAGAGTGCTGCAACATTCCCAGTCTTAACAGGTGACAAATATTACTTACCTATTAAGAAGTCTCCTTATGATGCTAGTGGTGCTCAGTATTATAATGAAAATGATATTCTACTTATTGATACTATTGAACAGTCTGGTAATCATGCTGAATTTGTTAAGATTACACGTCTCCCACAGATTAATAGCACACCATACTACATTGAAGTTCAGAGACAACCATTTGGAACTCTATCTACAATAAGTACTACTCATCCTGATACAACTGCTATCTATAAGTGTACTGTACAGTTTGGTGCTACTTGGACTACTCAGGATATTGATGGTTCTGGTCTAGAAGATAATGTTTACCTATCACAATTTGGTGGTAGTTTGGTAGGACGCACAAATCGTACTACTGGTGGAGATCCTCAGTATATTAGCACAAGTGCACCAGGTGATTATGTAATTATCACACGTACTTCAACTGGTGATGATGGTGAGATATTTGAACTTAAAGAAACTCTTACACAGGTTGCTAAGAAGTTAGCAGTTAAGAATGGTTGTGATACTTCCAATCCAGAAACAGTCTTTGAAGTTGACTCTGTTACTGGTAAGGTTACAGTCAATGGTGATCAATCCTATACTGGTGGTCTTACTTTAAATGGTACATGTACAACACCATATGTTAATGCAACTACTAACAAGAAGTTAACTATAACAAATGGTAGTGGTATTAAGACCTTTGAAGTTGACACTTGTACAGGTGACACTCAGATTGGTAATCAGCATGGTACTGTGTTTATGGTATCTGAAGCGTTTGGAACTGCACCAGCTGCATATGCCAAGGATCAAGATCTTGTTTACACATATAGACATGATCCTGAATCTGTACAACCTGACGGACCTAAAACAACAGTTGCTTCTAATGTAGGAAGTTCTGACAGTAGTATTAAGATTTCATCTAACTATGATAAATTTGCTATTGGTGATTTAATTGCAATTTACAGTGGAACAACTGCAATTGAAATTGCTCAAATCACAGCAACACCAGCTATAGTTGGTACTGATCAAGTATTATACTTCTCTACTAACAGTAACTATCCTAATGGTGGTCGTGGATCTTCTTCTAATAAGGTAGAAGGTACAGTTGCAAATTCATGGAATACTGGTGCTGAAGTTGTTAAACTTAGAAAATATGATATAACAACTACTTTATTACATGATATTCCTTCTACACGTTCAGCAAGAGCAACAGCAATTCAAGCAAGAACACCAAACACATATGATCGTAGACTTGAGATTGGACTCAAGAATGCTGATCTAATTCAACCAAAACTTGATTATATTCAATATGTAAGAATTGGGGAAGAATTCTTCTTACCTGATAGTGTACATGGTGGTGCAGGTTGGAGTGCTACTGCTGGTCTTGACGCTGAGTTCCAAGTCAAACTACCAAAACAATATAGAAATCCAAATACTGTTGGCACAGCAATAATTGATCTGTTTGGTGGTGGAGTAATCAAGAGTCATGGTGACTTTGAATTGACCAGTGGTAACTTTAGAATGTTTGGTTCTGATGGTATCACACCAGTATTCTTTGTTGCTAACGATGATGGACACTTAGGTGATGGATCTACTAAAGATCCAGTTCAAAATACAACTGGTATGCAACTTTATGGTTCTGGTACTTTACATGGTAACCTTGAGGTTAAAGCTAAAGATTGTCAGTCGTATGGAGATTGTAGTGGTACAACAACCTTTAGTGTTACATCATTAACTGGTGACACCAGTATCGGTGAGAAATTCTATCAAAAAGGAAAAATTTCTGCCACAGAAATTGCTTCTGAAAGTGTTTTCCATATTGATAATCTTGGTGCTTCTGGAGCAACAAATCCAAAAGACTTCAGAATTTATCAAAACAATGCTATTGATTCATTCGGTATTGAGAAATATTGGACAGGAAATGGTGGTAGAAGACATACATATGTTGCATATGATCCTACCACAGGTATTGGACAGCAACAAGCTAACCCATTACAGGTTAACAACAACTATCTAATCAACGCATCTTCTGGTGCTAATATGGTTCTTTATCTACCAGATAATGCACAAACAGGTGACATGATTAGATTCGTTGAATTAAGTGGTAACCTAACATATAATACAAGTTTAATTATTAGAGCACTTAAAGTTGCTAATGTTGCAACTTCAATTCAGGGTGATAATACTGGTACTAAAATTGGTGCAGGATCTAATGTAACAAATACAACTACATGGGATTCTGGAGAATTAATTATTCAGACACGCAATGCATCATTCGGTTTAGTTTACGCTGGTAATGTTGACATTGAGGGTTCTGCAAATGCACAAACAATTCCACCTTCATTAAGAGGTTGGTGGCTAATGGAGTTATAAATGGCAGCATATTACGATTCTATCAAAAGTATGAAGACGGCCAAGATAGGAACTATCTTACCTTGGTCTGGTGATGGAGGAAATGGTTTCCTCGCTTCCAATATACCAAAAGGTTGGATAGTTTGTGATGGTAGCACTAAAGATGCTAGTGATTACCCTTTATTGGCATCTGTAATAGGTGATACCTATGGTGGAGATATGACCAAATCAGGTGGTGGTAATTATACATTTCCATATATTGATCCTGTTGATGGATCAAATACAGCAACATTTAGGTTACCTAATCTATCAAATAAGTTACCTCTTGATTTAGAACCAGCTGATTTAGATAATGTTGAATATCAAATGGGACAGGGTAATGTTAAAAATGTTGTTGTTGATAACAATGGAACTAAATTAGGTGATTTAGTTTCTGAATATGGTGAGACATATAATATTAAAACATCATGGTCTGCTAATGCTGATATAGATTTTACTTTAAATTTAACTGGTAATTTATATTTTAAATACACTGGATTTAATCTTTCTGCTCCTGATTTTTTAGAGTCAGTTTACACATTGAATCGTAAGCTAAGTGTTAACCATACTCCATCACATAGTCATACTGATCAAATACAAACAGTTCAGGCAAACCAGAAAGGTCCAATGGTATTCCAGACTGATAGTGGTGTTGAAATGACAGGTAGTATTAGTTTCAGTAATAACTGTCCTGGTACTGAAGGTCCTTTTAACTGTTCTTTTAAGGAAGCTGAACCACATAGTTGGCAAAATGGTTCAGTTGGTTTATCAATGTATGGTGATGATACTTATGAAAAGACACTACCAAGAACTAGTTCATTTATGGAATTTGTTACTGATTCCACAAATGTAGGTGCAAATTACTGGAGTCAAGTTCCAGCTGGTGCAAATAATTGGCGAGGAACAGATAGAGGTGCAGGACCTAAAACCGAATCATATAAACAAACTATACCACCAAACGGAAAAACTAATACTATTCTTGATGTAGATCCTGTTGCTACTCATGCTCAACCTGCACAGACTGGTATGTTTCCTAGACCAATGGAGTATTTGAGTAGAGCAAATTTCTATGGATATACTCCTCTTGGTGGTACTACTCCTACCAGATCAGATGGTATGGCTGACTCTCCTGAGCAGAGACCTAATTCTTCTGTAGTGGTTGCTAATTGTACATTGACAGAAGGATCTAATAAAGTTACATTGCCTGAAGGCACTGATATTAGTCAACAGTATGGTAATTCACCAGATACATGGAAGCAATGGGATTTAATTCGTCCATTGATGTATGTTACATGTGCAGATAATAATGACAAGTATAAGTGGATGCCTGAAGGAACATATATTCAGTCAATAGAATGGATACCTGGTACAGGTGGTACTAGCACAATTGCAATCGCTAATGAAGCAGTAGGTGCTATCATCAATCAAAGTACATACGGTGTAACAAATAATGGTTCTGACAACGGAACTGTAACACTTTACACAAATGGTATAATAGCAGGTTATAGTGGACAAACTGTTTTCTACTATAATTGTGAGACTCATCTTCCCATGAGTGGAACTATTACAATAAATGCTACTAGTGGAGCTGCTAATACGTATACGATTGATGTTACTGATGATGGAAATAATACAAATTATGTTTTTACTGGTAGCGATAGGAATGGTTCTTTTACTAGTAGAATTGGTGGAGGTTTCACTTTTAATGAAAATGATGTAGTTATCTTCAATGTTAGTGCTGCTTCTCACAGATTTCTTCTTAAATTTGGAAGTGGAACTGGAGTAGCAAATCAAATCACATCATATACAACTCAGTCTGGTAATTTTTTTGGTGTTGTTGGTAATGTATCAATCGCAGCAGGTGGTCCTGGTACTGGTAATAGTAGTGGTTTTAATACAGGACAGAATTATATTTGGTTTTCTGAATTTGGGCAAGGTAGTGCTTCAAATCAAGGAGAAAGATCAGTTGCATTTGCTCCTATGAATGCAACTAGTGTTACGCAAGTTGAAATAGATTCTTTTGTAGGTAATAACACTAATGGTGGTGAATTTCCAGACGTTATTTCTGCTACTGGAGAACATTTAGAATTACGTTATAGTTTAGATGCTTACACTGTTGGTATTGCAGCTGCTACATGGGTATCAATTGGACAAATAATTCCAATTTTCGCATCTGAATCTGTTGTACCAACTGGTGTAGCTACATATACATTAGGTGTTCCATCTGCTGCACAACAGGCAAATACAATCTTCCAGTTATATCAACCAACTAACACTGGTGTAGATAACTATGGTATCACAAATATAAGATTCGTTGGAGCTGGAGGTATTGGTAACTATGAATTAACATTAAATCAAAATATGGGTCAAGGTGATGTTGAAGTTCAAGCTGGTTGGGGTACTGCTACTCTTGGATTAAAGTTCAGAGATGGTACTTATCCTACCAGTCTAAATACACAGTCAACAGCAAAAGATCCACTAGAATCAGCATTTTCATCACATAATCATGGTAGTTTTGAAATAGGTCAGACACTAGGAACTATGGTAGGACCTCCATCTCATACGGCAGTAAATGCTGATGGATCTGCACTAGCAGCACAGAGTATTGATAATGCATTAAATATAGCAGTGGATACTACTCAACCTTCGTTAACAATGACATTCATTATCAAAGCATACTAATGGCAGTATTCTACAACAAAGAAAGAGCAAAGTATGGACATTTAACTGGACAAGTTATTGCTTGGCCAGTTCCATACGAAGGCACACCCGATCAAGCAAACAATGAAGCAGTATTACCTGCTGGTTATCTAAAATGTGATGGATCAAAATATTTCGCATCTGATTATCCCAGACTTGCTGCTATCTTAGGAACTGGTACTAACACTGCATTCATGAAAAAGAATCTTGATGGTACTGATTTTGAAAATATTAATGATAATCAATTTATGGTTCCTGATCTAGGTTCTAAATATCCTGAACCAACTTCAGGTGCAAATGCTGGTGTCTATAATAATGTAAGAAAAATTGATGATTCAACAGGAACTGAGAAAAGTAGATCTGGTGTTGGTATAGATGCAGAAGCAGCGATTGGAGATACTAATGTTACTGTTACATATACTGGAAGTATTAATGTTCCATCTCAAGAAGTTGAAATTAAAGGGAAACCTAGTTGGACATATGCAGGTGCTACTCATTATACAGAGATAGAATCTGTGGAGGAGAATCAAATACATCCACATATGCATTTTGCTGATTCAGCAAGATCTAGATTGAGAGCTCAACCAGATATATTAGAGACAGATAATGATCATCCAAAACCAGCAGGACAAACTGGATTAAAAAATGCTTCTACTATTCCTATTCAAGATTGGTTAAATTCAACAAGAGCACTGCAACAATCTACAAATCCTCCTGGTAGTGGACAAGAACCATGCAAATTGTTAGATGCATGGAACCCAAACGGAGGTACTAGTGATTCTGGTAGTCCACTTAGAGGTAGTGGATTAGGTACTCAGACAATTTATTGGGGTGGTTGTATTGCTGAAGATGCAACAGGACCTTATCGTGTTGGATCTGGTTCTGGATTTGAATATGGTTGTTTAAATAACCAACCATTTACTGTTGATAGACGTACATTAGCTGGTTCACCTGATGAACAGAATACTATAAAATTTAGATCTAGACAATGGTTGCTAGTTGGATGTACTAACTCTTCAGGAGATGCTGGATTTGATCCCAATCTAACAGTACCAGCAACATATGTCGCAGGTGCTGTTGGTATGCCAACAGATTTTAATAATAGTGCATTAGAAGATGTTGTTCCTCTTCAATCAAATGAAAGTGCAGTCAGTTCAACATGTATTCCTGATGTAGAAAATGAGGTAACAGATACTACTGATATACCAATACAAGCTGGTACTTTACCAACTGCTCATAGTCATAGAGTTAGACTGGAAAAAGGAGATCACTCATATAAAGTGAAGACTGATGCTATATCAATTGATCCAGAAAATTTGTTAACAACATTTGACATTGGAGTAGATAAATCTATATCAATAGATTCTGCAACTCAACCATTTATTGTGATGGAGTATTTAATTAAGATATAATCATGGTACAAAGTTATAGAAATACAAGAAAAGGATTTTATACTGATTGTTATCAGGATACTACACCAATTGGTACTGTCCTACCAAACTTGAAATCTGGTGCTAATACATATGACCATGAGTTTATTAATAAAGCAACTAATACTCATAGGTTAGAGGATTTTTCTGGTAATGCTTATGGTTCTGGTGATGATCCAGCATATACTCATGATGGATACTTGTATTGTGATGGTACTGAATATAATATTAAAGATTATCCTGCATTATATGAAATAATTGGAGTTCGTTATGGAGGAAGAGCGAGTAGTGGTATTGATGTAGTTAATGGTGGATCAGGATATTCAACATCTGATATTGTATCAATATCAGCACCAAACTTAGCTACTGGTATACAAGCAACCGCCATAGTTAAATCAATTCAAACCATTCCAAATGGTGCTATTCAATACATAGATGTTACAAATCCAGGTTCAGGATATACATCTGCTCCAACAATATCTGTAAGTGGTGGTAATGGTGCTACATTTTCTGTCAGAATATTAAATGGTACTATTCAGAATATCACAACTGCTAATGTGATGAGTTTTTATGGAGAAGAATATCTAGGAACATTTAGAGTTCCAAATACTGTAACTAAAAAAATAGTTGGTAATGGTCCTGTATTTGGTCAGAACTCACCTACTATTGGTAATATCTCAATGGTAGTTGGTGCAACAGGTGGTGCATGGTATTTAGATCAAGATATACAAGATGATTATTTTTCATTAGGTAAAATTACAACAACAGGATATGATAATGTTGTAGAGACAGTTGGTTGCACTATCATAGGTTCTCAAAAAGTTACTGTAACTATGGAAAAAAAGAAGTTACCTTCTATTTTCCAACATAGTCATGCAGTATTTCATAGTCGCCCTGGTGTTCAAGAGTGGCCAGCTGAGAGTCATGGTGACAGATATCTTCAAGGTTATCAAGCTAGAAATGGTAGAATTTCTAGATGGTATCCATCTACAGGTACTGTATTACAACATAGTCATGCATTATTAAGACAACCAATTACTAATAATACCATTGCTACCTATGATTTCATGGATTATAAAGGTGGTGATGGTAATGTTGGTGCTTTAAAAGACATACCTGATGCAGCAAATGCAACTGGTGGTTCATTTCAACAACAACCAGGATATACTTCAGAAATACCATATGATGATCAGTATTATCTTGCATCTGGTGCTGCTAATTCTGGTTCATTTGAATTCCAAACAACAATACCAAACCCAACATTATTAAAACTCATATCTTCATCTAAAATTGGTGGAAGACAAGTAACTACTGGTGGTGTACCAATATATGATTATAGTCAAGAATGGGAATTTGTTGGAGTTGGATCATATACTATTCCAATCTCTAGTGTTGTTGGAGCACCTGATCAATTAATATACACTCTTGTTGGAGGTGGTGGATCAGGTGCAGCTGGTACATTTGAAGGTAACGATGGTCAAGATAGCACCATAACTGCTGGATCCACATTAGTTCTGACTGCTGGTGGTGGTAAAAAAGGTGGTGCAGCTCAAGGCGTTACTGGTGGTGCTGGTGGTGCTGGAGGTGCAGCAACAGAATCTGGTAGTTTGACTCCCACAGCAGCAATATCAGGAAATACTGGTCAACAGGGACAAAATGGTGAATTTTTAGAAGCTAATCAACCAACAGATCCAGGTGGAGGTGGTACAGGTGGTGTTTCTGCTAGTAATAGTGGAGCTGGTGCTGGTTCTGATGGTTGTAGAGTATTATTAGGTGGATTAAGTGGCACATATAATTCCACTTTAACTTCTGATGGATCATTTACTAATCTACCTACCAGTGGTGGATTGACATCAGTTACTTTTGAACTTAGAGGTGGAAAAGGTGGTGATGGTGTAAGTAGAGGATCTTCAACCACAGAGAATAATAAAGGTGGATATGGTGCAAAAGTTAATCTTGAGTTAGCTGAAGCAGAACTTAGTGGTTTCCTGAATGCTCCTAGTCCTGGTTGGAATGTTGTTATTGGTTATGGTGGTAGTGGTAGAAATGGTGGAACCAATTCTCTCAATTCCAATGGTGGTTTTGGTGGAGAAGGTGCTTCTGGTAGACATGGTGGCGGTGGTGGTGCTGTTACTTGTTTGAGGAGAGGTACACAAATCGTTGCTGGTGCTGGTGGCGGTGGTGGCGGTGGTGCTGATGGTGGAGAAGGTAGTAATGATAACAACAGTCCTGGCCAAGCAGGTGGTGCATATCCTGGCGGTGCAGGTTTATATACTGGTTTACAATCATCTTCATCAGGAACTATATCATCTGGATCAGGTGGTCAAGGTGGGCGTTTTGGTTGTGTCGGTGGTGGCGGTGGAGCTGGTGGAGGAGGTGTCTCTTCTGGTGGAACATTAGGTCCAGGTGGTGGATATGGTGGTGGTGGTGCACCAGGTGGTCCTGGTGGAACTCCTGGTGGTTGGGGTGGTCACCAAGGTGGTGTTGGTGGACAACAAGGAATTTCTGAATATAAAAGTAATTATTTCGCATCTGGTAACTTATCAGAGCATTCTGATACTGATGGATCTGTTAATTTGACTATACAATATAATGCTAATAAGTGGACAGCAGCAGGTGGTGGAGGTGGATCAGGATCACAATGGTTTGGATCAGTTCCTTGGAATGATCTAGGAAATCCTGCAACAATTAACGTAACTGTAGGTGCTGGTGGTGATGGTAAAGTTCCAGGCGGTAATAATGCTGGTCAAACAAGTGATGGCGGTGGTGGATATGCAAAAATTGGAGTCGGTACTATCACTGGATATACTGGAGGTACAGTTGGTACAACTACAGGTGATGTAATTGAATCAGCATCACAAACTCCAACAGTATGGGACGTTTCTATCAATAGTGATGGTAATGGTACAGGCACAGGTGGTAATTTTAGACTACCTAGCACACAAGTACCAACAGTACTATTTCGTGGTGGTGGTAAATCCAGTGATGGTACAACAACTGCTAATGGATATAATCAAGCAAATACTGGTCACGCCACAGCAACAGCGACAGTTACAGGTGGAACAGTCACTGGTGTTACTCTAGGAGACGGTGGTACAGGATATACAGAGCAACCATATGTTTATCTACTACATGGTGCTGGTTCAGGATCTTATATTACATCTCAATTTTCTAATGTTTCTGTCACTGGTGTAACATTAGGTGGTACTGGAGCTCCATATACACACTTTGTAAAATTTGGTGGTGCAGGTACATCTACTAATAGAGATAGATTTATTGTATTAAAAGCACAAGACACATCTGCTGTAAATTATTTTGGTATTAAGGCATGTAGGGGTAATGGTGTTAATGGTGGTGATGTACCAGAAGAAAGTTTAGTAGTAGAATATCAGTTAGCAGGTTCTACAACTTGGACACTAATTGATAGTATTATCAACGCATCAGCGGAGAGGACTGATCCTCTTTCAGGCATGATTGTTCCTGCATGTGGTCAAGGTGAATCACATGATGGTGCATCAGGTGATACTCAATGGTATACTTATTCTGTTGTATTACCATCAGCGGCTAAAGCACCAGCTACAAAGATTAGATTGTATCAAGAAAGATCTGAACAGGGTGGACAAGATCATTCTGCTGGCGGAGACTTTGACCACTATGGTATATGTGAGTTCATATATTTTAGAGAGAAGACAACAGAGTTGGTATTTGTTCCTTCATCTGGTGCTATTAAGAGAAATACTGTTGATTTCTTAGAATATAATGTAGAAGGTGAAGTAGGACCAAGTGTTACATATAGTTCTGGTCTTGGTTGCAGTGATGCAACAATGACATTGAAATCAACAACGAAGATAGAACCACAGGCAACTATTGATCCAGATTATGATGTACCTTTGATTACACCCTATGTTACATGTAAGTACTTAATCAAAGCATTCTAAATACTAACGGAGATACAATAGCACAATGGCAAGCGAACCAATATTACAAGTTGAATTAAATGTTATTGGACAGGAATTATCATATAATGGTATACCTAAACCAATACCACAAACATATTGGACTGACACGTTAGTTCCTTTAATGTATCCTACATGGGACACTGATAAGGATAAATTAATTTCATTCTATTATTATAGTAATGGCACATATACTGCTAAACGCAGAAAATATATCATGAACTTTAAGACTAATACTAATGAATGGAAAGACTATGAGATGGAACAGGTTGCCAGTTCTGTTGCTGACACATTCAAAGATAAATTAGTTGAAGGATGGTATGCAATTGATG